TGGCGTTCTGATGGTTCTGGTACTACCAAAGGTTTTACCAACTCTTTGAGTGCTTTCTCTCCAGAATGGAAAGAGAAAATTGGTACTGGCAAGTCAGTTATGTGGCCTGTTGGTGTTGGTGGTAAAGGAAATTCTGGTGTTGCCGCTCAGATTAAAAATCTTGATGGTGCTATTGGTTATCTGAATTATGGATATGTGAATGGTGGTCAGTTCCAGCAGGTAGTACTCCAGAATAAGGATGGCAACTTTGTAACAGCAACTGCAGAAACTTCTGCTGCAGGACTTGCACAAATCGTATTAGATGATAAACTTCGTGGGGCAGACCCAAATCCTTCAGGTGCCAATGTTTATCCCATTGTTTCCCTGACCTGGATTCTTGCCTACCCTGAGTCTAAGGATGGTGTCAAAGACACTCTTCGGTACATGCTTAGTGAAAAAGCACAGGCAAAATCCGACTCTCTTGGGTATGTACCTCTCCCAGAAAGTCTTCGACAGAAGGCGCTTGCTGCAGTTGACAGCATCAACTAAAGACCCTATAATAGGGGGTCTTCGGACCCCTCTTTTTTTATGAAGAAACGAACAAAAAAATTTTTAGATTGGTTCTTTGAAACTGACAGGGGTGAAGAAAATGTAGCAAATTGTGCTAATCTTTATGAGTTGGTAGAACGACTCCAGTATCGTCTGGAAGACATGGAAAATGAGCATATGCAGTTAATTTGTGAAAATGCTAGATTGCAAGGTAGACTAGATATATTGGAATCTCGGTTACCTGATGAAGATTAATCTTTGGTATTCTAAGAGCATGGGACAGTGGCGTTGGACACTTGTAGAAGAGTGGAAAAACGGTATCACCAAGACTGAACAACACTCTGGTCAACAACCATTTCTAAGAGATGCAATGAATGATGTTGCCAATACTGTAGAGTATATGTTAGAATCTAGAAATAAAAAAGATAAATAACTGAAAACTGAAGACGTATATAGTTTTACGATGGACAAAATACAGGTAAGGTGCCGTTCCTGCGGAAAGGAAATGGAAGGGCATCCAAGCAAGACGGTTTCTTGTGGTTGCCCAAATATGGCAACTATTCGTGGAGATAAAATATCTGCGGTTGACTTATCAGAAGTTGTTATGTTAAACTATAATCAACCCAAAGATAAAAAGGGTGTTCTGACGCAACAAGATATTGAGTGGCAGGAACAAAGACGACAACGAAAGGTTCGTAAATTGAACTTTGAAGTTCGATAGGAGGATTGGCAGAGTGGCTAATGCAGCGGTTTGCTAAACCGTGAGGGTAACACCTCCGTTGGTTCGAATCCAACATCCTCCGTTTGGAAAGGTGGCAGAGTGGTTTATTGCAGTTGTCTTGAAAACAACCGTGTTCGTAGCACCGGAGGTTCGAATCCTCTCCTTTCCGTTTTTTTATATTTTCTTAAACACTTTTAGGAAATCATAACAAAGTTGACAAATACTAGGTACTAACTATTATAGCTAGTAAGTATTTCAAACTAAGAAACATGGACGAGCACACCTATAACAACTGGGTGAAAGTCAAAGAAACCTTCGAGGCATCAGGAAATACAGATAATTTCTTTTATAACAGAGCATGTGCAATTGTGAGTGGATCACCGGATCCTATGGACCGAATGATGAACGATGAGTCACAGAATGGATGAGATTGAACCCGTACATTATGTCACTAAAGAAGAGTGTCAGGAGATGATTGATGATGCCATACGAAAACACAATCGTAATGCTTCGATTATTTCAATGTGTGTTGGTTGGGTTGTTCTTGCACTTTTTGCTGAAGGTCTCCTCCGACTCATAGGAGTAATAGATCCTATTTTTCCGTGGTTAAAAATAACTCTACAAAACTAAATGACGGAAGACGAAAAGAGAGAGTTCTACAAAGGACTTCTAGAACGCATCAAACAACTTAGAATGGAACATCTTTTTGAAGAACCTTGTCCTTTATATGAGGATGAATATGAAGAAAATTAATTCCCTTGTTCTTTCATTTACAATTTCAATTATTGATTATCTTTATCGTGGTAGAGACTTTCAAAGGTTTTGGGTATTAGAAGAGATTGCAAGGGCACCATACTTTGCTTTCTTAAGTGTATTACATTTAAGAGAGTCTTTAGGTTTGCGTGGTCCAGAACATCTATACTTGATGAAAGAACACTTTGCCCAAACTATCAATGAAACTGAGCATCTGGAGTATATGGAAAGTCGGGATGGTAATCGTTATTGGATCGATCGCGCTTTTGCCAGACACCTCGTTCTCATTTATTATTGGATCAATGTGGCTTATTACTGGGTGGCTCCTAAGTCTGCATACCATCTGTCATATGAAATAGAAATTCATGCTGCTACAACGTATGCAAAATATCTGGCACTCAATGGTCATGATGACAAAATTCTTGAGATTTTAAATGATGAATTGGAGCATTCAAGAGAACTACATAAAGCAATGGAATTGATCAAATGAAAGTAGGTTTAATCGGATTAGGACGAATGGGCGAGGGCATGTCTCGTCGTATGATCAAAACAGGTATCGAAGTACATGGTTACCGCAACAATGTTAAAAAAGCTGAGGAACAATATGAGAAGGGTTATATCAGTGGATATACCACTTCTCTGGAAAGCCTTGTTCAAGTAGTTCATAATGGATCATCAGCAGGTAAAGTACCTGGTATTTTTATGATGGTCGTACCAGCAGAAACCGTAGAGGACACACTTAATGAGTTATTACAATTTTGTGTGGAAGGTGATATTATTATTGATCATGGCAATTCCAATTTTAAAGACTCTAGACGCAGGGCAGAAAGGTTGTCTAAACTGGGCATCCAATATCTTGACTGTGGTACTAGTGGTGGTGTTTACGGTCTGGAGCGTGGATACTGTCTTATGGTTGGTGGTTCAAATACTGCAGTATCCGTCTGCTCTCCTATCTTCAGGGCACTCGCACCAGGTATTGGATCTGCCCATCGCACTGATCCTTTGAGTCGTGAGACATCTGCAGAACACGGATGGTTGCATTGTGGACCACCTGGAGCAGGTCACTTTGTAAAGATGGTTCATAATGGTGTAGAATATGGAATCATGCAAGCATACGCAGAAGGATTTAATATCCTGCATGAAGCTAATGCTGGGAGCAAGTACGTCAAGGCAGGTGATGCTGAGGTGGCTCCGATGGAGAATCCTATGGATTATCAATATGATATTGACGTTTCTGAGGTTGCTGAGTTATGGCGTCGTGGTTCTGTGGTTGGTTCTTGGTTACTCGATCTTACCGCTGATGTTCTACGGCACGATAGAGAACTTAGCAAATTCGATGGTGGAGTATCAGACAGCGGTGAGGGTCGTTGGACGATTCACGCTGCTGTGGATCTTGGCGTACCCGCTCCTGTTATCAGCAGTGCGCTGTGGGCACGTTTTGAGTCGCGCCGTTTGGGTGCTTTCACAGCCAAGGTTTTGAATGGAATGCGTTCTATGTTTGGTGGTCATGACGTTCGCTGATGTCTTACTATGGGGAGCACTACCCTTTGTATGTGCCACCATCGCATTTGGACGATTTAAAGGTGACACGGTATATTACGACTCGGATGACTATAATGGAAATGGAACAGCTCACTAAAGGAATTGTTATCTTCGGAGCAACGGGAGACCTTTGTAAGAAGAAACTAATTCCTGCACTATACAAACTCTGGCAGAAAAAACTTCTTCCAGATAATTTCTTGATTACTGGTTGTGCCAGAAGAGAACCTTCAGTGCAACAATGGAAAGAATCTCTTGGTGAATATCCGCAAGAATTTTTACAACAGTTAGATTATGTTTCTGCGGATTTGGATAATGTAGAAACACTACGTTATTTGCCCGATTATCTACACGATAATACTTATTTTCTGTCCGTACCGCCAGAACGATATGCGAATGCTATCATCAATCTCAAAGAAACCGGACTTCTCGATGATCCGGAAAGGTCCAGATTGGTTATCGAAAAACCCTTTGGACACGACTATAAATCTGCTGATCATTTACAGTCTGTGGTTAGCAGACATCTACGGGAAAAACAAGTCTATCGCATTGACCATTATCTTGGTAAAGATACTGTCAATAATATTCTTGCTACAAGGTTTAGCAATGTTATTCTTGAACCACTTTGGAATCGTCAATATGTAGAAGAAGTACAAATCTTTGCAACTGAAACATTTGGTTGTGAAGGTCGAGCTCAATATTATGAAACTGCAGGTGCGGTTCGTGATATGTTGCAGAATCATATTCTTCAGGTTCTAGCACTTATTGCTATGGAAGCTCCGTGCAAAATGGATGCAAAGGAAATTCGTCGTGAGAAAACAAAAGTTCTTGCTGCTACTCGTTTAGGGAGGGACATGATCCTTGGACAATACAACACGTACAAATCTGAGCAGGGTGTTGATCCTGACAGTAACACTCCTACCTTCGTTTCTGGTACTTTATATGTCGATAACTGGCGTTGGGAGGGAGTTCCTTTTCGCATCTTAACAGGTAAATGTATGCCTTATGGATGCGTTGAGGTTGTGGTGAAACTTAAAGCACCCCCACAACAGTTATTTTCTGGTCATGAATACAATGACAGAATTGTGATTAGATTGCAACCACATGCTCATTTTGATATTCGTATTGATATGAAAGCACCTGGTTTTAATGATGATGTTGAAACTGCCACACTAACTCATAGATATCCGGATTGGTTGGGTGTCGATGGTTATGAGAAGTTATTGTATGAAGCAATTAATGGTGACCAATCACATTTTGTTCATTCGGAAGAAGTATTAGAATCCTGGAGGATTGTAAATGATTTACTTTGTACTGGGGATTCTTGCCCCATACGCACTGCTCCTTACATCTATCATTCTGGTACGTGGGGACCACAACACAAGACAGAACTAAAGATTAAGTGGGATTATCCAGCATGACAGGATTATTTGTATTTGTTTTTATAGTATTACTAACTCTTGGTATGGAATTTACCTGGCCAGTTAAGTATAGAAAATGAGTTACGTACAACTTTTTGTTAGATCAATAATGCAAACTCCATGGTGCTTAGGTGTCATGGGATTTTTCCTAGTGTTTGTTCCTATTATTGGAATGCATTTAGTTCATAAGTATGGATGGGAGCACTGGGAACCCTTTGACAGAGGGCATAAGAAGTAGTATAATTACTTCTGTTGAGAGGGAAACCACTCAACTGCGGCAGTTCCCTTTGGTAGGTTCAGAACTGGCGGCGATAGGAACCTACTTTACCGGGCATTGGCGCAGTTTGGTAGCGCGTCCCGTTTGGGGCGGGAAGGTCAAAGGTTCAAATCCTTTATGCCCGACTTGCCAGTATAAAAACCGGCACACTTGACTACACAATCAAAACACTTTATAATGTGTGGGTAACTAAAACGGACAATGGCACTGACTGAAAAATTCAAGACCAAAGATATTAGCATCTTGCGCTCTGCTGCTAATGGTGATATTTACCTTGATGTAAAGAATCCGAAACTTTACAAAAAAATCCGTCGATATTATGAATCTGAAGGAGTTATCTTTTCTGGAGAACCTCTTGATGATTATGAAATGTTAATGGAAAACCTTTTTCAAGATCTTCAAGCAGTTGAGGTTGCATGAACGATTTAGATACTAAGTCTGTTGCTTCAACTAAGACTATTGTTATTCATGAACGATTTCCTTATCGATTCGTTCAGAAAGGTCACATTCAATTGAACGGAAATCCTGATTTCCGTATGCAAAAAGCAAACGAGTATACTAAAAAATACTCTGATGTTTATTTGTTTGATAATGGAGATCAGATGCTTCTTGCTATTGAAGACATTGAATATGCAAAATGGTTAGATCCAGATTGTGTTCCTGCCTATGTCAAGGACGATTGTAAGAATCCTTATCCAGTCTCGGAGTGACTTAAAACCTGCCCTGGTCGGTGAAGGAACCCCTTCAATCCCGAAGTCATGGAGAGACTTTAAAAATCCTGGTGGAGTCATTAGACCCTCTTATGAGTTTACGGCATCTCTCAAATGACGTTGGTGCGGATGGAGGTAACTCCCGCCCAGTTTCTTGCTTCTGGACAAAGAGCAAGTGGCGTGCATGAAAGACCGTATGAGGCAGGGTTGCATAAACTCTGCTTTTTTTGTATAATAATTGCTATAACATAAAA